CCGTAAGGGTCTTGCGCGATGATGGTGAACATTTCCATGTTCTCACGTGCCCATTGCACGCGCTCATCATGCGACTTCTTGTCCAGGCCCCATGCAGTGGCTGCCTGCCACAGGAGCCAGTACTCGTTAACCGGGCCTTCCTCAGCAAAGTAGAACAGCGACTTATCAAAGTCGGTGCCCTGTGGGCTGAGGGTAGTGGGGATGGAGTAGACACGCCCGCGATAGTCGAAGTTCCAGGGGAGCCAGAAGACCTCATCCTCGAACTTACAAGCGGTGTGCATAACCTCAGAGGTGCGCCAGTTGTGCTGGGCATTCCGAGAGTTCTCGTTCTCTACCTTTGTGCGGTAGGTCCGCCACTCACGTATTTCCTCTTTGGTTGCTTCCTCAGTGAGCCAGTTCTTGGCCTCCACAGCGGCAGCGCGGCGGAAGGAACCGATGTGACGCCAGTCTGCGTAGGCTTGCTTAGCGACTGAGAGGATGGCCGGGTTGATTCGGTAGGCAACATTCTGTAGGCGATTGAGCATGTCGATGGGCAGGTGACCCTGCTTGATCGACTTAGGTACCCATTGGCACCAGCCGCGCACAAGCTTGTGGTTGCGGGCCTCAGCGGTGAGGTATCCGCCACGTTCTGTGGCTGTCCAAGGTACGGGAGGGCAGAGCATGGGCCACTGAATGTAGGCCAGCTCCATGGCACGCTCGAGGATCTGATCACGCATCTCGATGAAGGCCGGGGCCAACACGATTCGTGAGATCTTATTGCGAGCACTGCGCTGCTCAGTAGTCAGGTCGATCCATCCGGTGATGGTGAGAGCCTGATGTAGGAATGTGCCGACACGCACTAGATCCTGTGCGGACCATGCACGCCACTCGATACCCTCCTTGTTCATGGCACGGGTCATATCCGTGACACGGTATGAGTTGCCCTTGCTGGCGTGCCAGCGGGACTCAACGGCCTTGTAGAGACCAGGGGCCTCAGCCTTGTAATGGCCGAGACGTGCCTCAACCTGAACGGCATACCCAAGGGTGGTGACAAAAGTCTTCACCTCAGACGGGTCTTTCTTACCGTCTGCATTGCTCCTACGTCCGAGCGTATCGAGAGCAACCTTTAGGGCAATGACGGCCAGAACCTCAGGGTCCATACTGCCAAGCATGGCTGAGATCTGGACAAAGCCACGACCAGCAGGACCACGGGTCATATTCCCGATGGACTTGCGGATGTGGGTAGACACAGCCTCAACGGCCAGTGCCACAGCCTTGTTACCGTAGACCGTTTGAGATCCACGGCCTGCTGCCTCAGCCTTCTCAGTGCGTGCTTTAAGGCGCTCTGAGCCTTCTTGCTGAGCAGCAACCTCTAGAGATAGCTGGCGTTGAACACCAGCAAGATCAGTGTGCATCAATCAGACCTCATACTCAAGGTTTCCAGCTAGGAAGCGTGTGTATTCTTCCTCAGTAAGCTTCTCGATAGACTCCATAGAGAGAGATAGGATATATCCCTCATCATCTGTATAAGTCTGATCATCTAGGTAGATGGTCATAGTGCTCCAAGGGGTGGTGGTGGATGGTCTTACCAATCCATCGGTCAGCTCCGCTGCTAATGGATGGTGTCTCAGGGAAGCGCTTTGCTCCCCCGCTGAAATAGCCACATTCGCAACAAGGCATCATTATTGAGAACGCTTGATGGAATTCCGTAGCTTGTCAGCTTCACGGTAGAGGCGTCTGGCCTCCTTGTGAGACTCGCAGGCCTCAGCCTCGAGGTAGAGCTTAGCGAGCTTCTGTGCCAGCCATAGCTGGCCAATGGGTTTCTCTTGCTTCCTACTCATCTCTGTCTACCTCCACTAGTTGGATGCCAATGCACCACTCCGTAGCGATGCTCTTGAGGTCCATGAACAGGCTTTTAGCGTGCTCTTGGTCCCCACACACCTTAGCGGCGTCGAAGGCCTGTGCTAGCTCGTCACAGCGGTCGCACATCTCACAGTAGGAGCGGGCGATTGGTGTTGGCTCTTCAGAGCGCTTCTTCTTCTCAGTCATGGTCGTAGTCTCCTGTGATGGTGAATGTGGGTAGGCCGGGAACCTCAGAAGGAAGCTCCCGGATGATGGGCTTGGGGTTTGCGGGATCAGGCCAAGAATCCTCAGCCTTGTTGATCTCCGCTTGAACCTTAGCGTCTATCCAATGGTCCTCAAAGAACTTAAGGAGCCCGTCCGCTAAGTGTTCCACAATTATCCTTAAAACTGGATGTAGGTGACGGGTCTTATCCCGTAGCATACGCCTCAGATTGCGGAATTTAGAGAGTTTAGGGGACCAGGTAACCTTAAGACTATATTCTGCTTGGCTCACAGTAGCCCCCTTTGGACAACACTCTAACCATCCCGTCAATCAGCCCCATCTCAGATGCAGACAGGCGTAGGCCCGCCTCATCAGCTAAGGCCTGACGGGTGACAGCAGCAGCCTGGCCGCGCGTGAACGCGTCACGCCCCACGAGGGCTGCCTGCACCTCAGGGTGGCACAGGGTGGCCGTCACGCGGCGTGCAAAGGGCTCAAGGGGGGACTGAGCCATGGCGCTCCCGGCTAGGAGCAAAGCGGCCCCAAGGGGCAGGGCCAGTGGTGCAAGTGGGTTGGTCATCAGAAGACATCCTCGATTTCGATTTCCCATGCTGCGCATTCCTCGAGGTAGTCCCCGAGGGCAGCAAGGGCGCGGGCTTGGGCGAGCATGTCGTGCTCGCTGTAGAACATGATGCGCTCCACAAGGGTAGCGTTGGCCTCAGGGCGTGGGTTACCAGTCACTAGGATCCTCCTTGATTATGTGGGTGATGGAGTTGGGGCGTGCGTGGATGTATTCGTTCAGCTCGATGGCTGCACACCTAGCAGTCCACGCGTTGGGCGCGTAGCAGCAGAACGTCTGCCGCTGATTGGCGCTGTCTTTGTAGAGAACGGTCCAATGGGTCATGATGGATCAGGCCTCAATGGTGGAGAGATACTGCTCAGCATAGGCTACAAGGCGCTCAGCGGCCTCTAGGAGGGCCTGGAAGGCCTCCTTAGCAAGGCGTTGGACCTTCTGTACCTTAGAGGCCCTAGGGAGCCTCACAAGGGCTGTGAGCTGATCATTGGTGCGGTGGACAAAGGTGCCCAGCATGTGGCCGAGCACGTAGAACACTACACATACCTTAACAAAGGTACGGACGTAGTGCTCGAGGCGTTGTTCGAAAGTCATGGTGATGGTGAATAAAGGACAGGGGGTGCAGGTGAGCACCCAAGAGAGGCCCGAAGGCCTCAGTTGGATGATCAGTATAGACCTATCTCATCCAGCTGATCATTGAGCCATGTCTCGTAGGACGGTGGCAACATCCAGTCGTCGCCGTACTCAAGGGGTGATGGGTCGTAGTCAGCAAGGAAGGAGGCGTAGGCCTCACGAGAGAAGGGGTTGATCATAGGGAGACAGCGTACTCATCGTTGCGATCCATCTCTACAGTGTAGGCCTCAGTGGCGTCTAGGCCCCTCACGAGGTGCCAGACATAGGCCTTCTGATAGATGGAGGCGCGACCCCCTGTGACGCCCTGTAGAAGGGCATTCAGGCGGCTCTTGGTGGTGGATGTCTGCCAGCCTGCATCAGTGACCCACAAGACGTGGGCCTCAGTGTCGAGGCGGGCGATCTTGTTGCCGTGTAGGCGAACAACGATCCCATGATCAGTGACATCAACGCTGGTGTTAGCGCAGTGCCAGTCGCGGCCAGCCTTAACGGCATTGACCATTTCAGTTTCGATCTTACGCATGATGATGGTGAATCGAAGGGACACAGGGTGAACCCTGTTGAGAGGCCCGAAGGCCTCAGAGCAGGGATCAGAAGGCGAGCTCGTCTGCGGTGTGCTCAGGACGGTAGCCCATGGCACGGTGCAGGTACTCACCGAACTTAGCCTCAGCCGTAGCGCTCCCGCAGTTGGCGAGGACGCCCCAGCCGCGTGCCATTTCAGCTGCAAAGTCCATGTCAGCCTTATAGAGAGGCTTAACGGGGGCAGCCTTGTGGGCAGCAAAGACATCAGCCTCAGCAACGGTAGCGAAGGCAGCGCGTGTGGTGGTGTTCATGATCAGTAAGGGCCTCACTCAGTGTGAGGCAATAGGTGGGGCAGGGATTGCACCTGCCCGCCCGCTTTAACGGATCACCAAGGGGCATCATAATCCTCAGGCTCATAGACAGCCTGGGAGCGATCGGCGTAGATGGCAGCGACCTCAGCATCTGTGAGACAGCGGTAGCCGTGGATGGCATCCGCGAATCCCTCAGTACCAGGAGCGGCCTCCATCTCAGCCAATTCGTAGATGATCTCTTCGATCTGGGCATCCCAATCCTCATCGCGTGCGGCGGGAAAGAGATAACCAACGGTGGGGCATGTGAGTGTAGTCATGATGCTTAACCTTTGACTAGGAGGACGATCTCAAGGGGCTTGGCCTTAGGGGCCTTGGCTGACCAGTCGATTGGCCGGTCAACCTTAGCGCCCTTGAGCTGATGATACAGGCGACCCTTACGGGCCGTCTTGCCTGAGCAGTTTACTGCGGTTAGGGAGCGCATGATCAGGCAGCCTCGGTGTGATGGTGAACTTTATTCATGGCAGCCACGAACCGTGGGTCAGCAGCAGGGTCGAAGCGGTATGCCTCAGCCCTGTCACCGCCTTGGGTGCGTGGGTCAGTGTGGTTAGCCAGCTTACGGGAGCCAGCAGCAGCTTGAAGAAGGGCCATGGTGTGTTCAAAGGGGCCAACCTCAGTGGTTGGCAATGAATGAGGGGGGGATTCGATCCCCCGGCATCGCGCCTATACCTCATCCTCGATCACTTCAGCCTCAACGTCGTGCGCTGCGTCAAGCACTGCCTCAAGGAGCGGGATCTCAAAGAGTGCGTCCCAGTCCTGTTCAGTAGTGCCATCGCGCAGCGCCTCGAGTGCCTCACTGAGGTTCTCAGCAAAGGCGATGAGGCGATTGGTGTTGACTTTCATGATCAGTAGGTACCAACCTCAGCGGTTGGCAAGACCACCGCCCTCGCATCGACGAGGCGTGAGAGGCTGGCCTCTCGGTGGTAGTGGTGGATGCGGAACCCCGTGCGCCTAAGGACTGATTGCCTGTCGTGCCGAGCTCTTCCCCTTTGTAGTGCCTGCTCTTGTGGGAGCCGGATGCCTCAGGGAGAGGCCCTCGGAAGCCCTGGGCTTATTGCCTTAGGCGTCGGTGGTTCGGTTGTCTAGGTTCGGTGGGAGTGTTGAGGCCTCTCCCTTTGCCTACCCCGGTTATAGCCTCGGGGTGTGGCTGGTGTCAAGTCGGTTAGCCTGGCTTCGCGCCGGCTCCTTCTTGGTGGCGGGGGGGTGAGCGCGTCTCCGCCTTCTCTCCCCCTCGTGTCTTCATTATACCCATGGGTCAAGGCCAGATGGCATCAGTACAAATACTCATCTTGTGGTTCAGCCCATTAGATCCCAGTGATACCAAGCGATCTAAAGATACAGAAGAGAGTGTTAAGCCTGCTCAGGCGTGATTGTGAGCCCCCTTTATGAGTATTGATACCCATTACATCCCGTTACATCGTGGTCAAAGGGGGTGAATGCGGACAGATGCGCACCCCTTTAAGCCCCTGTCAACCCCCATTGGTAGCGTTTAAGCCCCCTTCAAGCCCCCTTTAGGCCCCATATGTGGTGCATAAGACCCCCCTACCCTCGTTACGATGGGTTTCAAGGGGGGCTAAGGGGGGATTTTGGCACGTACCTTATCGTATACGGGTTCACATTTTTCTAACAAAATACTCTCAGACCATATCCGGCTTGATGTTGTACTTCCATCGCATCGGATACGTCATAATTCATATACGGCTATAAAGCAGTGGTGGTTATACTACCCCCTTTGTACCCCCTTATTCCATATTCCCCCTTTGGTCCCCCTTATTCCCCCTACCACCGGCTTATATGCTGCTTAAAGGGGGGAAGGACTACCTTTAGGTGGTCTCTTCCCCCGTCGCCATCCACCAGAGGAGGGGAGCACCACTTCCCTCTCCCCCTGAAATAGCCACATTCGGTGTCTTCAATTCCAGCGCAATGGTTTTCGCGTTGTTTGAACTTTGGTCTTATATCGAGTGAAACTGGCCCCTAAACAGAGGGCATCGAGTGCTTCGGCAGGTGCCTCATCGAACATTTCCATCATGGCTGTCCACTCTTCGTTCTTTCTCATAGCTTGTTGTCTATGAGCACTTTGTGCCATGGCATCAATGAACCATTGGACCCCTTGAGCAAGCGAGTCAACACGGTCATCATGTTTTACTGCTCCCTTCTCCCTACACATGCGGGAGAGCTGATACATGAGCATGTATTCCAGTCTCTTCTCAGGAGCAACGTCTGGATTGGATCTGTAGTCCCACTCAATGACCTTGGGGTCTACGATTAGCTTGTGTTGGTTTAGAATAGGTTCCAGAGTCTCAATGATTCGCTCCTCCTTTCGTACTGAAGCACGTACCTCTTCCAGATGGGCGTTACATTGCTGCTGTATGAGGTGTCTCTTAAGGAGTTCGCATACCATTCCGTCACCAAAGTTGGACTCGACAAGGATCGTAGTAGCATGATACTTTTTAGCGGTTCTTACGATTTCAGCGAGCGTTGTATCCGAATAGCCGTCACGTGAAGCGCCCATATGGCGGAAGAACACATATCCATTAGCTTGAGACAGAACTGTATAAACAGTCTCGTCAGTACCACGACCGCTAGGGTCAACGGAGACGATCGTCTCGGCATAGTCGTCCATCCCCTCATCAATAAACATCGGTGCAAACCAACGATCTCCAGGTAGACCGACAGCAGGCAACTCCTTGTGTACGTAACGAAGGTCACTACTCCAAGCGTAACGCTCAGCACAGGTGTCAGACAGCGGAGTGCAAATGAAGTCAGAAAACCGGAGAGGAAATTTCTCTGCATCAGAAAGTGTAGTGTTGAGTTGGAATTGGAGTTCAAAGTTAGAGCGGCCCATGTGGGCTTCACGCTCTGTTAGTTCCTCCTCTCCGAATCGAGTATCTGTTGGAGTTCCCGCTTTAGCCCCTTTTGCGAGATCGGCCTCTAGCTGGGGCGCTAAGGTGCCGTCATAGAGGCTAGGGTCACTAGGATACCTAGCAGGCCAAACAAAGGGCTTGTAGCCCCTCTCAGATAGGCGTCTGTAGACGGTAAAGGTTGTCTGAGGGGTGCCAAGATAGATAATCCGGGAAGTAGGTTTGGGAATAAGTACGGATTCGGCTTCAGTAACAAGTTGAAGCAGCTTCTCTCTCTGCATATCTGTGGCAGAGTTGTTGGGGACTTCAACGTCGTCGTAGAGGATAATGTCGGCGCGGGATCCTGTGAAGTTACCGGTGATACCGACTGACTTGACTGATGGGGACTGAGTAGGAACGCAACCGCCAATGTCAAAGTTGACACGAGACCAGCGGAACTGATCGCCTTTAGGCCGCATATGCGCGAGCCAGTCAATCTGCATGACCAGCTTCTGGAGGAAGATGCTGTTAGAGTCGGCGCGATCTTTAGATGCCGAGAGGCAGATGATCTTCTTGTCTGGGTCCCTGTAGAGCTCCCAGAGGACGTAAGCGGCAGTAACGTAGGATTTTCCGATTCCTCGGAAGGCCTGGATCTGTAATCGTTTTGGACCATTTTGTAGGTAATCTGCAATGCAGTTCTGAGCACGGGTAGGGGCAGGGAGGCCAAGCTCGTGCCAGACCGCCCTTAAGAATAGTTTGAAGTCATCCTTCAGACGCTGCTCTAAGGTATTTAATTGCTCTTTCGAGCGTCTGGATGTCGTCATTGAATTTTCCGAGTGAGGTGTTACAGTCTTCGCAGAGCAGTCCGCGA